GCTTGAAAAACTTCCAAAAGAACTGCTGTCCTTCAGCATTCTCTGCGAAGTTCGCGCGAATCTCTACATGCTTCCGCTGCTCGGGCGAAGTGCTCTCCACCGGCCACTCCAGCTCCAACTTTTTTAGTTTTTCACGCTCATAATTCAAATCATCAATCGAACACCTGCCTAACTTAAAAAATGTCTCAAGCATTTGCACATTAGTTCTTTGCTGATTTATTTTTATTTCAATTGCCATCTTCCGTAATCAACTCATTAAAATTTGAAATAATCTCTTTATAAACAAAAAGCTGATAATTTTCAGCCATCACGCCACCATCTTGACATTCTTTGTTCATATAATTTTCTAATAATATATTCAACTGATCAACATTAAAACTATTCTCAATTAAATATTCTCTCAAACTTTTACATCCACTTGTAAAATTTATCATATAGTTTATAATTTACAAAAAATGCCCAGACATTAGCTGAGCATTTTTTTAATTTGAAATAAATTTCACTTTTATAAAGTCACATTTGCATTCAATTCTTCAAGCTGTTTTGCTGCTGCTTCCTGCATTGCTAAAATTTCAGAATCACGTTTTTCAGCCTGCTTTGCAGCTGCTTCTTCAGCATTTATATGCAAAAAATTATCTTGGTTTTTCTTAAACTCCAAAGCAGCTTCAAGCTGCATAAATAATTTTTCAGCATCACCACCCAATACCTTAAGTACTGAATCTTTAACAGTTTTTACTGCCACAATCACTTGTATAATTTCAGATTCTTCTTCAGTCTCAATCACTTCAGTATATACATCATCAGCAATTTCAGTATCTTCAATCACTGGATCATTATTCTTTTTTGACATAATAATATTAGTTTACAGGAGCTGGCTTTTCTTTTATTGCACCTTCTTCCAAAAATGTAACACCTACCTCATTTTCTGAGACAAGTTTTATATCTTCTTCCGTAGTTTGGGCATTAAGATCAACCCGATACTCAAAGCCATATTTGAGTATCGGAATCGTTACCAGTCCTAAATATTGTTTTTTTATTTTTGGATTTTTCATAAAAAACCTAATTTAGAAATCAAAATTAATCTTACGAGTAAGCTGGAATTGTAGTTTCAGCGATCGTCACAGCTGAGCCTAAAATTACTGGTCTAAAATCCAGAGGCTGAATGCTCATCCCTTTCAAAGTAGTACCATTCATGTCAGCACTCATAGCACCAGAATCATAATCAGACTCGATCATCAAAGGCTTAAAAGTAGATCCTAAAACTACTTTTGTACCATCCGCCAAAACAAAAATAGCAACACAAGGCATATTGTAAATATTGCCTAAAGCTTCATTTTGCTCAGCAGTGTAACCCGTAACCACCGCACCCTCAAAAGAATGATCATACACCTGGTTAGTCGTTGGACCTTTACCATTAGATTTCATCTTAACACCCTTATTAATATCAAAAATTACTCTTGCTGCTGTTTCAGTTGTAATAAGCGTAGGAGCTACAACCGATTTTCCTGTAAGAATATCCGCACGTTTAGGCCATTCTACATCTGCCGTAAACTGATCCAAAGTATATAAAAGCAATTTAATACCACCGCCAAGATTTGATAATCCAGGCTTAATAGGTCTTAGTGGTTTTGTCATTCCAGCCATTTTTGTATAATTTTAAAAAGTTATAAATGGCAGCCCATTCTGAGCTGCCTTAATTTTATTTGTACAAAGCAATCAAACGACCATCAGCATAATCAACATTCTGCTCCCAGTCAATCAAAATCTGCACTCCACGGCCTTGCTCCTGAAACTTTATCGAAGTAATATCATTACTTGCCATTGAGTGAAGATAAAACAAATTGGCTTTTGGAGTCCAAAACATATTATCTACGCCACTCATAAAAGTCTCTTGCTTAATTTTTACATTTGGCAAAGCCTTGAAACGATAAACACCATCTGGCCCTTGCTCTACAAGTTGATTAGATTTATAAGTCAAAGCATCCAAAGCATTCACCATCGCTAAGAAATACGCAGGAGGAATGATCAAAGCATTTTCATCTTCTGCTGCATCCGAAATCGCCACATCATACATGTGAGCAGTGCTATAAATCAACTCAAACATTTTCTTTAACTCAGCGATCACATTACTTTCTGTTAAAGAAGCCGCCGCAGTTACTTTATTTGTACCAGGAATATCACCAATCCAACCAGTGCCACTTGTAGCATATCCTGTCAAAAACTTCACGCCTAAACCATCAAACAAGTTCAAACCACCCTGAAAAGCAGTTGTATTACCTGAAGCAGCATAACCCAAAGCAGATTTGTAAACTGCAGCCATCACCTCTTTTCCAATCTGTCCAATTACTTTGCTCATGATATACTCTTGACCAGCAATCGAATAAATATTATTTTCATCAGCAGCAGCAAAAGTATTAAAGAACGAAGTTCTCAAATTGTATAAAGCAACTTCATCCAAGATCATATCAACCTTAGCAGGCTTCAATTCAGGAATTCTTTCTTTGTGTGAAATAAAATCAGCACTATTATTTATTGCACCAGTTCTACCAGGTTGAGTAAGATTTGTCAAAAAATCTCTTTTCAAAGAAACTTTCTGATCAATACCCATAGTTGTCATTGTTCTTTTTGCAGCTGCAAAACCATCACGCACTTTAAGAGAAAAGATTTTTTCAAAATCCATCTTTCTCTCTTTCAAACTTGCAGCCAAAAGGCTGTTATCAACTATTGCCATTTTATTAAATTTTTATAAGTTAAAATATTATAGTAAACCTTTTGTTAAATTTGGAAAATCAGCCTTCAAACGCTCATATTCTGCTGCCTTAGCATTATTTACATTTGATTTGCTACCTTGACCCGCATCATCAGACACAACCCCCAAAGCTTGCATTCTATTTTCTTCAAAAGCCTTCAACTGTGCAAACTCATCTTTAATTTCAGCATATTTTTCAGCATCAGCCTTCAAACTTGCCACCTGTGCAACCTGGCTATCTAAATCAGCCTGCAAAGCCGATTTTTCACCAGTCAACACATCAATCTGCCCAAGCAAAACACTCATCTGAGTATTCACATCCTGCACATCTTCTGCCATCGCATCCACAAACTGCTTTTGATGAGCCTCCAAATCAGGATTCCCAGTAAAGAAGTTAGCAATCGCCGCACCCATTTTTCTAAATGAAAATTCCATTATTTAATTATTAAAGTAAAAAATCACACTTTTGCCTGCAAACCCAAAAACGCAGCTCTCGTAATTGCTGCATCAAAATTTCCCACCTTATCAGCAAGGCCCAATCTTATCGCCTCACGCCCATAATACACATCACCATCAATCGCCGCCACTTGTGGCCGCTTACTTACAATCATGCTTAGCATCTCCTCACGCATCATCTTAACCACCATCATCTCTTTATCAATCGCCGCCTTTATCATCGGATCATTCTCATCCAAAGCCTCATACGGATGAAGCAAAGCTTTATTTTCAGGAAATCTCAAAATCTTAGCCTTAATCCCAGCATTCTGCATCATCTCAAACTGAGAAATCAAAACAGAATACACACCCACACTACCCACAGCCGTAGTTTTTGCACTATCAATCCAAACCTCCTGGCCCTGACTTGCAATCAAATAAGCACCCGAACATCCGCAATAGCTGATATAACTCAAAATTGGTTTTTTACTTGCATTCATTTCTGCAACCACCTCACTAACACCATTCACGGCCCCACCTGGTGAACTGATCTTTAGCACTATCGAAATCACATTTGCATTCCCAGCAGCATAAGCAATCTGAGTCTTTAGCCAATTAGTACCCACACCATTATAATCTATATTACGGCTTATGGTACCTTCAACTGGTATAATAGCCACCAAGCCACCCTTCACAGCTTCAGTATTTATATTCAGAAAGTAATTTAAACCCATACTATCCAAATCATTTTCAATACTCTTCATCTGCACTTCAGGCAATTTCACATCAGCACCAACAAAACTATTGTAACGATTATTGATCAAAAGATTTGATAAATAATCGCCCTCAATACTTAAATATTTTTCGCTAAAAATTGCCTGCATCCCTAAAAAAGTTTATTCACGATGCAAAAAATGTCAATTAATAAGCATACAAAAAGGACATAAAAAAAGGCGTTTTGCTGCCAAAACGCCTATAAACAAAGATTTTTTTAAAAATAATATTACTTTATAACTGGCCTCAAAATCGCAATAGTCCCATCAGAAAAAAAGTCATCGCTAAATTCATCACTAAAATCAGGGCCAAACAATTCCTTTTCATCCCAAGTATTTAAGAAATAAGGCTGATTTCTACTTTCACAAACAAAAGATAAATTTCTACTCTTAAACCCATTAACCGAAAACTCAACCCCAAACTTTGCAGGCATTGCCAAAGTACCTACTAGCCTTATTTGTGAGTTATTATCCATCACAAAAACCAAAAATCTCCGACCCTTCATTTTTTCAATTACTCTCCTAACCACCGCCGAATCTCCTGAAAGTTTTATGCCCACCGTAGTTTTCCAAGAAACCCCATGCACATTCTCCACCATTTCTTCCTTATATGTACCAAGCCCAGGTAAAAACCATAATCGGCTCAAACCCTTTCCCGACTTAACAGATATATATCTATTTGGAAAAACATGCCCACCATCATCATTCGCATTTAAAAACAAATCAGGCTCAAAAAAATCAACAACATCCTGCACATCCAGGATCTTAATTTGATTCAGTTCAGGCAAATTACTTGCCGCCGAAAAAGGAACATCAAAACTACCAGCCATATCAAAAAAGTTTAAATTCTATATAAATAACCTTGGACATAAACACCAAATTCATTGGACAAAAACACCTGATTTATTTTTACTAAAATCAATACTATTTTTGCTTTTTTCAGCATGATACCGATAAAATCTCCTAGCCGTATCATCCGACCATTCATCAACCCCAATTCCATACACATCCAAAAACTTTTTCACTGCTGCATTTACAGAACTGCCATTCATATAAGCACCATTTACAAACGCCAAAAAATTTATCCTAAATATCATATTAAAATGACATGATACCGACAGCACTGCATTTTCCGTAATAGTGGCATGCCTGTAACTGTCTGGCAGAATCAATTTTAATTTATGACCTGTCAAACGCCTATTTAATGGCATTTGCCTATATGGCCTTTTCTCAGCCATCAAAGAAACTACCCCACCAAACACCCCATCAGCTCTTCCATGAATACAATTTTTATCTCCAAACTCTTTTAAAAAATACCTTATAACCATATCCTCCAAAGGGATATACACAAACGGCCTTTTATCTTTGTCAAGTTGTTTATAATTAAGCTCCATGATATAATCTGGTTTTGTAAAAATAAAAAAAGTAATTGTCATTTTACAGGTTAAAACTCGAAGAATGCCAAAAAACGCCACCAGCAAAGCCGATGGCATTTAACTTTATTCTTCAACCCTAATCAACATATTTGTTTTAAAATCATTTTTTTTCATTCTCTAAAAAAGAAATCTTTCGTTCAATATACCACTTCGCTTTTTTCAAATCTTGAACCATATCATCTTTCTTTCCAGCACGACATATATACTTCGCCGCATTCCCAAGCCAAAAATCTAATTGCCAAGCCTCAATAACCTTGATGGCTTCATATTCATTATTCTCACCACCATAGTGAGATGGATGATTTACTTGCGACATATTTTAATAAATCTAATTTTCAAAATTTACCACTCCATTCTAATTTCATATCCTGGTGCTTCACGCCCAAATGAGCTTTCAAACCAGTAATATTT